GTTGTGATTGATTTAGAGTATTCTTGCTGATCGTTTCCAACAGTATACCCGCCTTCAATGGCTTTTTCTATGTGTTCGACAGTTATTGGAACAATATTCCCGTTTTCATCCGGAGGTATTGATTTCAAATAATCAATGGCCTTTTTTACGGTTTCAACGCCTTCTGGTTTTGATAGATACGCGTCAAGCGCATTGTTTACAGAATCAATATCTTTGTACCCACCGGAATGTTTCATGTCTTTAACTATATCTTGGGCAGACGGGCCTATTTTTGTTTTAAGATTTTCAACATATTTTGCCGTTCTGACCTGTTCTTCTGGAGTGGTTAAGTTTCTATACAACGGTTGTTGCGTAGGAACGTTAAAAGTATTCCAAGCGCCGGACAAATTCTTGAAAAATTCAGCGTTTACTTTTTTTTCAGAACCAGGAGTTTCCAGCAAATTTTCATTAGCCCACTTTCTTATTTCGTCAGGTTTTAAATCTTTACCTTTTAAATAACTATCAAAAGCATCTCTGTTTTTGTAATATTGTTCTGAGCTTTCCCCAAATTTATTTTTCAGCATTTCGTCCACGTTATCAACCGCAAGCACCTTTCCTTTATCTAATCCGGTTCCGCTTCCTTTGCTTAACACTGAGTCTACATGTTCCAAACAATCCGAATAATCTTGAACGCTTATTTTACCCAAATCTTTATCTTTTTTTAACTGATCCATTTTTTGGTAAACGCTATCGTCTCCGGGTTTTATACCGATTTTAAAATTAACTTTGTATTCTGGGTTTGTACGAATGTCTGGAGGAGCATAAGCCCCGGCCGCAATTTTTGTCAAATCGTTTCTACTTACTGGATCGCCCTCTTTTGAATATTTCGCCCACTGTTTAACGGTTGAATCATAACTATATCGAGGGTCTTTAGTTTGATCGTATTTTTCTTTCTGAGTAATTACAAAATTCTCCCAAGCCCTAAATTCATCTGCTTTTTCTCCAATTATTTTTCCCTCTTGAATCTTCGCAAACCTCCACATGTCATTATAAACGGCTTGGGCGTGATTTTCATCTCCTTTAAACCGTTCATGGTTTCTTACGTAGTCCCAAAGTTGTTGAGGCTTAACGTTTCCTTGTTTATCAAAAAACTTTTTACTCTCGTCGTCGTAAATTCCTTTAATGCCTTCGTTCTTGTCTCCATAAAACTCTTGGTATGCCTCAGAAAAGTTAACGTCTGGCTTGTAATGCTCGGATAACTTTTGGTATTGATCTTCGGATATTAACTTTGCGTCTTTGTCTTTTTTAAGATCATCGGGTATCTGATATCCCAGGTTATGATCTTTTTTCTGATCAGAAATATTAACCCTAACCATTGCATGGTCTTCTTCGTTTTCTTTTTGAATTGCTTCTGGAGTCCAATGGTTAACCTTGGCCGCCTTTTCATTCATGTCGTGAAGATCGTTTAACGTCTGATTAACAATTGACGGATTATCATAATTATTTGAAATCGTGTGCATCATCTGAGCTTTTCGCGTCACAATTGCCTTGGCGTCTATAATTGGTATTTGAGACGCAACATGAGCGCCTATTTCAGAAGAAAGACGGTCTTTGTATTTGGCAGTTAAGTTGTCAAACGCTTGCTGTTGTCTTTGGTCTGTGATTCCAGACCTTAAAGATTTCGCGCTTTCATCAAATGCTTTTGCGGCAGGAGACACAGCTTCAAATGCGTTTGTACCTTTGTAGTCTTCAGCTTTCCCAACTAAGTTGTCTTTGAGTAGCCCCATCTTTGTTTCATAATTATTCTGAATCGCAAAATCCGCGTGTTCTTGAGCTTGCTTCATGTAATCTTCGGCAGACTTCTTTACTTCTTCTGCACCTTGAGCGTACCTCTGATTAACGTCTTCGTTGCTCGGAATATCAATATGTTCCCGAACATCGGGAGTTATTTCAGGTCTAACTTCGGGGGCCTTGAACGGACTTTCTACCGTTGGAACTCGTGTACTCATGATGCGGCTCCCGCGACTTTCATTCCGTCCGAAGCAAACCCAGACAACGCTCCATAGAACCCGGAACTCTTCTCGGATTCGGCCTTAACATCTTGAAGTTTGGCTTCGCCTTGGGCTTGTATAGCTTCCATGTTGTATCCAAACGCCTTAGCATAAGCGTTGTTTCTGATCGTTAAAATGTCTCTAGCACCTATTTCAGCCGTGGCGTTTGTTACGGATTGGGCGCCTTCGCTACGAACATTTATGCCTTGGCCTGCTTGAGCGGATACTTCTCCACCTATTTGTTGGGCGTTCCGTTCGCTCATGCGTTGTTCATCAAACGACTCTTGGTTCCAAAGTTCTTTGGTTCTGATGGATTGCAACTGGGCGTTGCGCATATATTCGCCAGAACGAAACTTGGCGGTTATAGCATTGGCGTTTCCTTCAATAAACGAACTAATCCCGGAATCCAAACCTTTGAGTATGTTGAGACCCGATTGGGTTGTTTCGTCTTGTTTTGAAGTCTTGGCCGCGGCGGTGGGTTCAATTGAAGATGTATCGTCGCTTCCGGTTGAAGACGAAGCATTAATCGTGTTACACAAATCATCAATACTTGATCCTGTATCTCCGGTTTCGGATGCAATGTTTTCGTCCGACATGTTATTTCCCCATTTCCTTCGCGTCGATGGTAAATCCTAGCGCGGAAATTGTTAACGGAAGCGGGTCTAAACTACGCACAAACCCTGCGGCTCCGTAAGTAAATGTACCTGCAAAGTTAACCAAAACACGCCCAGTAACCAAATCTACCGAACTGTCGTATCCGGCCTGATCCCTGATCTTCGCCTCAGTTAAACCAAAAACATTGTCCGTTGCATGGTTCGACCCTGGCATGTTCTGAGGAGAACTCAAGTTATCTCCGGGGTCTTGTGATCCAACCCAGAAGCTTTGAGATGATTTTAGCATTAAAGAGCATTGCTTGAGTATTGTCTTTTTGTTTATGTACGAGTCTTTGGGTTCATCATAATCAAGTGTTTCAATGCTTGACATGTAAGGAAATCCAACACGAAGCACTTCTCCGAAATCAGGCAACTTTGCGTATGTGTTTGAGTCCAAGGTTATGAACGACACCGTGTCCGAAATGTTTAGATTCATTGGATTGCAAGCAACGTTGGCGTCAATGGTGGCCGCAAGTCCCGTTGCTCCATAAATAGGAGTCGAGCATTGAACAATATCTTGTGCTAAGCTCCAATCTGTTGTTGCTAGATTCCTCATGTTTGCATATATTGCGTTATCCGTTGACCCGCCGTTTGTACCATCTGGAACAAAACGGTCAACTTCAACGATCATATTTTTTGGATCAATATATGAAACGGGAGTACACTTAACCAAGTATCCATCGGTTCCACGAATAAACCACTTTATGTGTTGATATAACCCATCCGAAGTGTCGGAAGGGAAGTAATTTTCAGAACAAGTCAACGTCCAAAGTTCTCCGTTTGTTGGAGGAATAAATGTCATGGTTTTATCACTCGTGTTTCTTCCGTCATACGAAACCGAGCAATCCAAAAAGTTTGAGTCTTTAACGTCAAACCATTGGTCCGAAGACATGCGTTCGATGAACCTGTAATCCGTTCCACCAATGGTTCGTTTTACAACAGCGTAAACGGCGTCTTCGATTCCCTCAATAACAGCGCAGAAGTTCTCAAAAGTACCTTGAGTGGTCCTTCTCCACCAAGCCGCAAGCTGTTGCTCTGGACAATAAGTCAATCCCAACGCTACTCCATCATTACGAACGCACCAAACTGTACCGTCATAAATGCGTTGGTAGTCCCAATCCTTGATCGAATATCCTTCCACCAAATGTTTCGAGAATAAAGTTATTTCTTCGGACGATGCAATGTATGTATAACCGTAAGGCGTTATTTGCACCTGCATATCTCTAACAAGCGAAGTCTGGGCTTGGGAGTATAGAACTGACTTGTTTATCTTTAACGGTCTTAAGTCTGAACAACCGTTATACGTTTGAGGAGTGCAATTAATGTTTGTTGTAGTCAGCGTTCCTGTAGAATCCCCCTTGAGTACAATTTCACCTTGATCCGTAAACACAATCAAAAACCCAAAGTTTACTAAGTGCTTGATCTTTGCCCCAGCATCAGCTTCAAGGTCTTGATGAATAATGGCATCATCCGACTGCAAGTTAGTTCTGGTGGTAAAGTTTTCTAAATATCCGGTTCTTGATGCGTTAAAACCCAAAAGGTTTTTATTCGTTGCGCACAAGCAAAGCCGTTGTTGGTAACTTTCAACGCACGAAGGATAATCATCTTTAGTAACAAATACCGGATTATAAGTGGGGGGGCAGTAGGTTGTGTCCGCTGTCATTCCAGTATCTTCAAAAGTATAACCCTGAGTTGAACCAATAAATCCATAAACTCCTCCAACGGATTTATAAATGTTGTATTCAACCTGAAACGGATAAGTGTTCTCAATAGAATACCTATTTATATCGAGAGTTATTGTTATCGGTTTTTCTCCGGTAGGAGCCGAAACGTTTTTTGATTTAATCTCGGTTGGCGCAATTTTTCCTGAAATCGTTGAAGGAATCGTTCCATATCCCGACGGATCGGTATAAATTCTAAAAACATTGTCTGCCAATCCGTTAATATAAACATTGAAAACCCTGTCATCAATTAATTCAATTTTTGTGCCCGTTATAAGTATTTGACTTCCGTTGTCTAAAATTTCAGCCGACGATCCATGAGAATTTTCTAATGTAGTTATCTCTATGTATTTGTTTGTTGTATCAAAAACAATGTTTGAAATATTTAAATTTCCGGAAGACCCGGCTTGAGTTTGTTCAGCAATAAACAGACCGTTTGTTAAACGTTCTCCGGCCGAATTATAACACTCTATTGGATTAAAACTAAATAAAGGGAAACTTTGATCCGCCCAATCTCCAACATATTCAAAATAAATGGCGTGATCTCCTGTGTTTTGGTCATACCATTGAGTCATCCAAAGAGGACCTACGGTTGAAGATCCATATGGAGTTTGAGAAACCAAAATTCTTCCTATGCCAACGGCATTGTCTATTATTGTTTGCAATGCTGATACCGATGCGGGTCCACTAAATTCAGATGTAGTAATGTTGTCAAATGTAAGTGAAAATCTAGTTATTATATACAATTGTCCCGGAGCAACTCCCCCGGTATCTCTTTTTAATCTTTGTATGGCGTTTTTTGGAGTTGCATATCTTAAAGGAATCGGAAAAGATTCTTCTCCATCAGAAAGTCTTTCGACGGTTACTTTATAATCATATTCATATAACCCAGCTTCATATCCATCAACATGAGCTTGCAAGTAATCGGATTTAATCGACGGGATAGTCATTACTTTTTTAAAGTAAAAGCCCGGAACATCTTTGTCAAACACGAGTTCCATTGGAGCATAAGACGGATGAACGATGTAAAGAACGCCGTTGACTTGCCTAAACTTCAATGCACTTAAATCATCTTGGGCGTAATTCGTTTGAAGTTCGTAAGTGGTTCCGGTTATTTGATACCAATAATCGGTATGCGTATCCGGTTCTTTGTTTGAGTTATCATTGTTTTGATTGTATATCGCAATATATGTATTCCCTGAATAAGTAACCACACTTCCTGGAGAATATGTTATCCCAGTCGTCGGAGTGTTCCACGTGGAACCGTTTGGAGCTACTATTTTACCGTCTTGGTAGAACCTAACCAGGCTATCCGAAAACTCAAGTAAATATCCTTCTTCATCGTCAATGACAAATTTAAACAGTCTAACCGGAAGATCGTTTGGAGTCCTTGCAACTAATTCAGTACCTGGACACTTCGTCAAGTTTCCGGCACGAGTAACTTTGAAATTTTCACACTTCTTTAGGGCGATTGGATACTTCGGGTGATCCGTCTTGCCCCACAACTCAGGAGCAATCTCTCCACCTCCGAATCCTTTTTGAAGGTTAGTAAACATTTACTTGCTCCCATAAACCTTCTTCGCAACCTTCTTGAAGTAGTCTTCTTTAGTTTTTGACAAATCCATCTCTTCAATCTGTAACGTAAATTGACGTTCAGACATATCTTTGTTTTCATACTGGCTCACACCAGCAACGTGGCATTCGGCCTCAATTTTAAACTTTGCGCCAACTTCAGGCAATTCCTTGATATCTAGAATATCCAAAAGCTCGTGATTAATCGTAATACAAGTACCGTAAGGCCATTTAGGGCGTTCTTTTTCTTCAGCCTCTACGGTTTCTTCTTCGGAACGTTTATCGTCTAGTTCAATGCTTTTCATGCTTAACCTCAAGGAACGTAGTTTGAACCAACCATTTGGTAACCATGCGAAGTAAAAGCCATCCTAGTTCCAATTCGGCTTCTGGTAAGTTCTCCAATTCGCATGATATCCGGTTTGTCTTCCATTGCGTCTCTAGACATTGCCGAATACATTGCGTTTTGACCCATCTGCAAGTTCTTCTCTCTAAGATCAATCATCCCTATCTGAGAAATACTTGGAGCCGCCCACCCTGCCAGCATAAGCGAAAACGCGAACACGAAGTCTGCCGGAATGTAAGAAATTCTCGAAAATGCTTGCGTGTACTCCAAAACAGGAACCATATCGCCTTGAGCAACTGTAAAATTTGTCGTTGGAGTGAGTGGAGTACCAGTTAACGCGCTTGAAGGCCCGTGATTCGTTAAAATCACACGTCCTTGAGCATCGCTGGACGTAACATAATTTACGACGGTAGTTCGATCATCCAAGTGGCTACCATTCCAGAACCGCCTAACAAACAAGCAATCCGCTGGATAACGATATTCAAACTGCCATTCTTGATTTGGATTTACAACGATGGGAGAAACATTTGCGTAAACGTGAGCGAAGTTCCAGTTATAACCACGAAGAACCGATTCCATCCAATGGTCAAACAATTGTCTAAGTGTTTTTGCTTCGCTTGATTGATCGGTATCTAAATCGGAAATTTGCTTTCCTGTACCCATGTGCATCAAGGCAAGATTCGCAATATCCGTTTTAGTGTTAGCCATGATAATGCTTTACCTTTGGGGCGTGATGCACTTTCCCAGACTTACCAGCCATCCTCATGGCCGCGGCTACTGCTTGTTTCTGAGGATGACCAGCGGCTACCATCTCCTTGATATTTGAGGAGACGGTAGCCTTTGAAGTTCCTTTATGAAGAGGCATATCAAGCCTTCGCTTCACTTAAATTTCGCATTTGAACCTTCAACACATTCTTAACTCGGTCACGTCCTTGAACTCTCTTTTCAGCTTCATTCCATTGATTAAGAATACTTGCATCGTTGCACTTGTTAACCATCTTAATGGCCTCGTCTTCCGAAAGACGAGAAATATTACTAACAATGTGTTGCTGAGTATCAACGTCTCCAACGGACGTTGTTTGCGCTCCCATGACGTTAGGAATCAATCGAGCTTCTTCTTCTTCTGGAAGTGTCTCTCTCTTGCTAATGTTAGGAACACAATTACGAGGCGCAGGTTCCATCCAATCAGGCGCGTATTCAAAAAATTTCAGGAACCGCTCCTTGTCTTCCTTACTCCACCTTGCGCAAGAAGGGCTTTTCTGAAGCGTGAACCTTCTATATTCAAGCTCCGTCATGTCCTTCTTCTCGTTGTCGCTTACTGGAACCCCCAAGTGAGTAATCAACCGTTCTTTGATTGGTTTCTTCGTCTGGGGATCAACTTCTAAATCCGAATCGGCTTCGTGGATAACTAGGGTATCAGGGATTTCAAAGATATCCCCTCCGTGAAGCATTCGGCAAAATCGTTCTGCGCGAGGATATCCCTTCTTATCGGCCGTGGGCCACTCTTTTACTCGTACAAGCATGGATTGTCTCCTTAAAAATTTGGAGGGATGGCTGTGATTTCCATCCCTCCGTTACATACATGCCATTCTTTTTAGGGAATGTAATTCGCGGCGTGAGTATAAGTCTGAGTAAACTCGGCCTCGTTCATCAGGTACGCATTGACCGTGATCGAGTTACCAGCCGCAATCGCCTTCATACCGATGAACTCCTGACTGACCCGATTAGGATCAATCGTCAAAAAGATGTTCCCGCCACCAACAACTCCAGCAACTGTGGCAGTCTGTTCGACTCCGGGAGTCAAACGAGAATCGGTGTTAGCCATAGCACCAGTGGTTCTGATAACCGTAGGATTAGAAGTAAGCGCGGCATTATCAGCCGAAATTACTTGGAATTCAATGGTATCAGAAGCATTGGCCGCAAACGTCTTCGGGAAAACTCCAAACCCAATTTCAGTTCCGTTTTCAGCATGTCGAGAAGCAACAGCCAAATCAACGGAATAGGTCGAAAGTACCGTCCCGGTAATGGTAGTGCTGAACGACCAAACTTGAAGTTGAGCATCAAGACCTGTACTCATGATTTTCTCCTTGGAGCGGGTATCGGAGGGTTCCGAAGAACCCTCCAGGTTTATTACAACGCGAGAAGGTTGGATTCAGTAAGAAGAATCTGGTCAACGATTCCGTAAGGAACACCGTTGTATTCCCACTCCCAACGAGGATGGTAAGCCCCGGCCATACCTTCTTTTGCGTAACCAGCACCTTGAATCGTAACACTCTTGATTTGGTGCTTCAGGTTACGTTGAACCGTACGGGGACCGAAGAAATAATACGTCGGTTTCGTGGTTTCCACGCCTTCTTCAGGAGGAAGATTTGTGTCTTCAGGCAATCTGGACTGGGCTTCGTCCATGTAGAACGCAATATCGGCTCCGTTCTGAGAATTCAAGAGCGGAACGTCAATGTCACCGATACGAACCACATGCCGCCAATCAGCCAAGAAAAGTCCAAAGTCCATCGTGAATTCATCTTCGTACATCGCCAAGTTACCAACAGCATTTCCGCTGGCGTTGATTGCGTTGTTTACTGGACGAAGACCCCAATCACGATGATGAATCCCAGCAATGGAACCCTTTGGGAAAATACCCGTCAATGCGTACTCGTTAAGACCGAGCAACCAAACGGACGTGTTGGTATTAGCGGTACCACCGGCAGACAAAACGTTCTGTGAGTTTGGAGCGCCGCTCTTGGCGGAGAAACGCATCGACAGACCGTTAATATCCGAAGGATTCGCGCCACGATTTCCATAGAACCAAAGGTAAGCAAACTTTCGGCCCATTGCGCGAAGACGACCCTGGGCTTGACGAACACGGTAACTTTGAGGATCGCCGCCATAGTTGGCAACGTCTTCGTCGATCTTCACCCAGTCTTTTAACTGAGCGCAAGTCTCTTCGATTTGAGCAGAAGTCCCGTATTGCGCGTCAACGCCTTGATTCAAAATACGAGTGGAAGGCATGGGGCATGACGTTTCAACGGAAGCTTGGTGAGAACGAGCTTGATTGGTTTCAATGAAAGAAAGCAACCGAAGCAAAGCGTTGGCTTGAGAAAGAGCATGGATGTAAGGCAAAAGTTTGCCCGAAGCATCCCGCTCCTTGGCGATATCAACAATCGTAGGGTTTGAAGTACTAAGTGCAGTAGTCATTGTTTATCTCCTGATTATGAATTGTACGAAACTTTCATGGGGTCGTAGTTTAATCCGTAGGCTTTTTCCCCAATAGTTTTCGGTTCGACTTTCGGAGGATCAGGCTTTTCTCCCATGTGTAACACGGAATCACCTGACGCCTCAGCGAATTTAACCAACCCTTTAACAATTTCAGGGTGGTGAAAGAAGAAGTTAACTTTTACTTCGGACTCATAAAACGTATCGCCGAACAAAGTTTTAAGCGACCGTTCTACAAGTTGACTGGTACGATTCAAGTTATCTCCGCCAAGTTTCGGATCGGATTTAACGGAATTGTCCCATTCTGCTTGTTGGGCCTTGATGCGAGAATCTCCAAAGGCCGCAACTTCCCGAAACGTATTGAACTTGGAATCCATATCTCCTTGAACGGCGGTGATTGGCTGTTTGCCATCCACGGCAGTTTTAGAAGCTTTACCAAGCCATTCGTTGAGGAATCCTTTTTCAACGTCATTGATTCCTTCGGGCATTTTCAACTGTTTAACATCAGCAAACAACTCAGGTGCCTTAACGGCAGGCGTTTCCGCTGGTTTAGGAGCGGGTTTTTCTTCGGTTCCGGCGGCAGGAGGCGCGGCAACAGGCGGCGCAACTTGTGCGGCAGGAGCAGGAGTGGGTTCTGCAACCTTTGGTTGTTCAACAGCCGGAGGTGTTGCGGGTGCTTGTGCGCTTCCGGTTGTGTTATTCGGTGTTTCCATAGTTATGTTTTACCTCTTTTAAAATGTTCGTCAAGCTGTTTTTGTTCTACGCCTCGTTCTGTGTTCTCAATATCTTGGCGTTGTTTTGCCTCAAAAATCATTGAAATCCAAGGATTAGCTCCAAACCAGAAGGATATCTTGTTCTTTATGTTCTGAGCGCACCCTTGTCTTGCCACCTTAGCGGACATTTCTTGCCCGTTTTTATCGAAACAATCCTGGTACAAACCAAATTCTTCCATCAATTCGTACAACACTTGACGACCTTGGGGAGTAGACAAAACACTTTCCCATGCTTCTTTTAGGCGTCTGTTGCGCTTTCCAAGCAAGCGCTCTTCCATTGAGATTCTTGCTTTGTTGCCGTCTTCGTTCATTGCGGAGCCTCACTAGCCGCGGCTTGCGCTTGAGCCATATCTTTTTGGCCTTTTCCAATTTGAGGCATGGCCTGAGCTTGCATGGCGGCAGAACGTTGTTTTGCTTTTTGATCTCGTTCTTGTTTAACTTGAGCGGGGTCTTTAAATACCTTCAAGTTAACACCGCTTGCAATGAAATAACGTTTTGCCATTTCATCACGATCAATGGTATCCAGAACACTTTCAGTTGCTCCGGCGGCTTGCTCTACATTTACCACGCTTTGAATAAACGCCACGCCTTTTTCATAAGGCGTCGTTTCAGTCAACTTCAAAGCCATCGCCACTCGAGACACAAGATTCCATTTAAGATTTTTCCCTTGTAACTTTTTTGGAGGTGGTGGTATTTCACCTTGGCGCCATAATATTCCGAAAATATAAGAGAACATGGGTTTGAGCCAGTCATGTTCAAAGTTTCCGTACACGGGCGCAAGAATGTTGTAGTTTTCTTGAATCCGTTGCAACCAGTATGTAGCCGTTTCAGGCTGAGTCTTCATGGCCGTTTCGTTAGCAATCATTCGGAAAATATCAGCGTAAGTTGTTTTATCAATTCGTTGTTTAAGTTCCATGATCTTGTCTTTAATCGCGGCAAGATCGGGCTTAATTTGATACTGAGGTCTTACTCCATTTTGAGCATCAGAAGCAGAAGGAGCAGTAACCAAGAACCCAGGAGTCGTTCCCATTGGGTATTGACCCGTTGTTGGAGGCGCAACCATCGGAGGTTCAATCATTTTTTCGCAAGCGTTGTTCCACATGCCGTTGGTCTTGAAAATCTCCTTAACGTCACCAATGGCTTTTCGCCCAGGTCCGTCAACTCCATAAGCGTCTGTTGGTTGGCGAAACCACCTAAATACGAACACTGGGAATTCATCGAATCCGCGACATTGCAGAATGCGTTTTTCCCCTGAATTTCGAAGGTAATAGGTAGCTTTGTAACGTTTAAATTCAGAACGATATTTGGCTTTATTTTCGTTGTAGTCAAGGTTTGGTTCAACAACCCACACCACATCAAACGGAATTTCTCGTTGCTTGGGATCGTCCCATGCGTGTTTTAACGCGCTTCCCAAGTTTGAAGTGTCCGGCGATCCGTCCGAATTTTTCTCGCAAAATTTGCCTATGATCTGCCTAACCTTCATCCTCGTTTCAAAGATAAACGTATCCACTTGACCAAGATCGTTATTTGAGCAATAAAACGATCCAATCGGAAAAACCGTAAACTTGCAGTGGTGCTTGAAATCTTCTTCGATCATCATTGCCGAAGTAAGAAACCTTGAACCCATGCGGTAAAATGTTGGGACTTCTTGGTAAAAGTTGGAGTTCTGAAACACGAATTTAAACTTCTGATTTACGATGTGGCACCAATTTATGGTGTCGATATCATCCATAAGGTCTTCATCTTCGGGTTCAGTAACATGCCATTCCGAATTTTCGGGAGTAATTCCAGTACACAATCCGGCCATAAGATCATCAAACGCCTGAAACGGGTATGAAGTAATTTTAATATCGTCAAAATCTGGATATCCAGCAGTTGCTGGACTCCAAATAACCAAGTGAGGATCAAGCAAATGCTGTATTTCTTCCCAAGTGTCTTGATAAGGCGAACGTTGGGTAAGCAAATACGAACGAAGTACTTCCAAACGCGAGTATTCGCTATATTGCTTCTGTTCGTCTGGCTGAGTAATAATCTCTTTATTTTCCACCTAAGCTTCCCTTCAGTCCGCCAAGAGCGGAAAAGTTAATGGCGTTCGTATAAGGAGAGGCCGCATTAGCAATCCTCTGGTTAATTTGTTCTTGTTGCTGTATAACCTGGACCATTGCCGGTTGAAGTTGTTCTTGTCTAAGTTCTTTGTTTTTTGCATTAATGGCGTCTTGCTCTTGCTCGGCGGTTTCTGCAAGAGCGTCTTTTTGTTTTTTTGCGGATTGGGCAGACGAATAAGCTTTAATCCCGTAACTAATTGCCATCAATGCAAGAGAAAACATTTTATCCTCCTAAAGGGATACCCCGCCATTCTGAAACGATCACTTCGTCATCCGTCATGGTCTTGAAGGAATCCGAACTGCGTCCATGCCGCAATTCAACCGTTTCAGAATTTGGCGGGGGCTACGCCCAGTGACGCCGTTAAGCGAGTCGATTTCGGCTTTGCCGTTCCTCCATCGAGTCGAACACTTATTTCGTATTACCTGAAATCCACATCCAAACAAACGCAATCAAAGCCGCAA